CTACGGCCGGAAGTTGCGGCAGTCCAATGTTGAGTTGCGCAGGAAAGGAGAGAGCCATCATTGGCTTTCACGTGATGCGGATGGCACGCGGCGATCCTTACGACAAATGCGGTTTGGAAACGGTACTACATCAGGAGTTTGTTAAAGCGAAGGAGAAGATGCTAGCAAAAGGAGAAGTTTTTTGTGGGCCCACCAAGTTGGAAATGTGTACCGTCGATAACATTCCTCAGGTTGAGAGAGGTGCAGTCCATCCAAGACACAGCCTAAATTTTGTCCCAGCGCCTGACGAGGTCGACATCGTATGGTTTTGGCATGCGAGAACGACACCAGTGAGCAAAGTGCAACCATCATTGTTGGCGTCGGAAGTTGAAAGAGCATTTGATTTGAAACGAGGCATGTTCGGACCCCCGCCATTTCGGTTCTTTGAAGACGGCACACCCAATTGGCCTTATACAGTCGGCTTGGAGCAGATCACACATCGCGGCGCCCATTATGTGATGGAAGCTGTGCCTCACATACGCGCCATGTTATTGGACGTGTTTTCAGCCGATTTGGGCATCATTCGTCCCCTTAATGATTTTGAGATTCGGAATGGTCTGCCAGACAAAAGTGTGAACCCTTTGAACATGAAGAGCTCGGCAGGTCATCCGTACAACAAAGAGAAACGAAAGATGAGCCCAGACAAAGAGCCACCTTATCAGTTGCATTCTGACGCATGGGTAGCATTGGCGCGCTTCGAGCAATCAATCGACAATGGTGTTCCAGAGGTCCAGCTTTTCAAAGCAACTCTGAAAGACGAGCCAGTTTTGACAGGTCAGAAGAAGAAAGCCAGGTTATTTCAAGCCAGTTCTTTGACGTTAACACTGTGGATCCGTAAGCACCTCGGCTGGTTGTGTTCACATATGGCCCGTTACAATTTATCGCTGGGAGTCGCTATAGGAATGGATTGTCAAGGCCCACGATGGCATGAGATGGTGACAGAGTTTGATACAGGAGAGGCAGA